CTCTGTATGGGTTGATTTACGTTTCTTACCAACCTTTGACGACTCGTTCCGACCACCGGAAGACGTTGGCTATAACGCCTTGGTAGGGGAAGTCCTGTATCGTAAGCTACGTTTGCCTAGGTATATGCATCCCACTACGTGGACAACACAGTTTATAGCATGCATAGTTAATTGGCTCAATCCTCTGTATTATCTCGTTCTCCTCCAGCAGACTATAGAATATGGATCCTATGTAGAGGTTGATGACACCCTCGAAGATCAGCATAATGATTACTGGCCTCGTCTGGCAGATGGCTTTATTCATCACAAACACGTGACTTTGTCACCATCAGAATATGAGCATTTTATCGATAGAATGACTGAATGTCAAGCTCAGAATACACAAGCTGCTGGATGGATATCTTATCTGTTTACTAATCTTACAGACTACATAATTAATGAGACCGAGTTTGGTGACAATGATCTTACTTACGAAGACATTGTCTATGAAATGGAATTTGAGAGCCAGGGTGTTGGGTCCTCTAAGATGAAGAAAGCTGCCACTCCTCAACCACCTAGTGATAAGAAGAAGCACAAACACAAGCATCATCATTCCAGTGAGTCATCTTCTGACAGCGATGAAACCTCAGACCAAACCTCTACTGACACAAAGGAAGATAAGGACAAGAAAGAGAAAGAGAAAGGCTTCTTTAAACGGGCTTTTGATAAGCTATCTAACAAGTTCTCTAGTATGATCGACACTGTCACAGACAAAACCAAGGAAGCGGCTTCTGATATCGCCCAGAAATCAATCATGAAGACCATACGCAGTATAGCTTCTAGTATATGGAGCAGCATTGTTTCATTGTTCACTGGCGTGATGCAGTACCTCCGAGCACATGGAGTTCGTATGTTCATTGCCCTGTTAGCACTTAGCCTCATTTATGGCCTTGCTTATATTATAGTTGGTCGAAATGCTCTTGATAACACATTCTGCCGTGCCCTCTTTGCCCCACTTAACAAACTCCTTGGTAATGAACGAGCCTTCTCCGAAGCGATAGAGGCCCAGGGTATGGAACCAGTTCCTGCCCTCCTGGCTACGATTGCGGCACCCATTGCAGTATCCAGTTCAACTACCTACCACTCTACCCCTGTTTCTATGATGCGGGACTATTGTACTGCCATTTCGGCCATTTCTTCTGGATCTGCCACTTTGTTGGCTGCCTTAAAGGTGTTACCAGCAGGTCTCGCATCGTTCTTTGAAAAATGGTTTGATCCTGAACACAAGATCACTAAAGGCGAGACAGATGCTCTTGAATATGCAATACAGCAGCTCTACAGTGTTATCAACTCCCCCGCCATGTTGGCTTCCCCTGGCTTTGCAAAATATATTAAGGAAGTTTACCCCAAGTTGGATGCCATGGTCAAGTACTCCACACTCAGTGCCCAAGCCCTTATGCAATGGCGCGAGGTTGCCTCCATTTATACACAAATTGTTCTTAGAGATACTGCTGGAACTTTCCGCTTTGAACCCTATTATGTCCATGTCGCCGCTTCACCTGGCGCTGGTAAATCCCTTTTTACGCCACACATTCTGAAGAAAGCAATGAAGGAAGCTACAGGCAAGGACCCGTCCTTTAAAGCTCTAGGTTTGGATCTTCTCGGCTATGCTGGTGAAGATATTATTATGATTGACGAGTTCGCTACCACCACAGTATCTGCCAAGGATATGGCTAACCTGCTAACCATTGTTTCGTGCCTCCCCAAGAATGTCTCCAACAATCCATCATTAGCTAATATAGGTTCTGGACTTAAAGGCATTAGTGTCATCCCCACGATTGTGTGCACATCGGGTAATTTTGTCAATGTATCTATGCCTACTGATGAGATCGACAGAGCCTGGAAGAGACGTATGAACTGTCAGATCCAATTCCATACTGACAAGGCCGTTAATCTAACTGGCTGTGAGACTATAGAGGACATACAGAATGCCTTCGGAGAGCAGGTAGAAATTGAGGTTTGGTTCCAGCGTGGATCCGTCACGCATAAGCCCGAAACTGTTACTGATTTAGTTACCTTGTTAGCTGCTGATTTGCACAATAAGATGGAGCGTCACAAAGTTATGAAGAAAACATTTGGCTATGATGATGTCGAGGATGTTGCTCGTGATACTCTCAACAAGCTGACTAGTACTCTGGACAGCACGATTAAAACCCTTGATGCCGCAATCCAACGGCTCCCTATTGAGCAAAATGATGAAGTTGAACCTAATGTCTATGTCCCAGATAGAACTGATACTAAGCGCGAAGATATTGAGGATTTCCTTGTGGAGCATGAATTAGCTGCATATGCAGGCAACTTTGATATCGGATTTTACCGTGTTCGTACCAACTGGAAATGGAAGGAAGTTTATGATTCTGGCACCGACCCAAACACAATCATTGACTTTGAAGATTCGCGAGGTAAGACTTTGCTCCGAACGGTGTTTGATCCCAAGGCCATTGACACCCTAGGCGGCATCTTAGATTCTGATCCTGATGCCTACAAGTGGTCTTTCTTGATTAAGTATGTCTATGCCATTTACCCTGAGTGGGCACGCAAGAAGGGCTATACCCGAAAGCCTCCTATTTTCTATCCACACCTCAGAGTTGTAGCCGGATACTGCTTTCCTTGCTTAGAAGATGCAGCTAAGTGCTCTTCGGACCCTGCCAAAGCCTCTGCTTTGCTCAAAGTCCAAGAAACTGATGAAGACAAGGTTATGCCCATTTTGTACGAGCCTGAGGAGATCGATGTGTCTTTGGATAGTTCCTCTCGTGAGGCTGCACGCTTATCCCAAGCTGCTAATTTAACGAATGACACATCAAAGAAGAGTAAAGAGGAGCAGGAAGAGGATCTGGATGCTATTAATAAGGCTATTCACGATCGTTGGGTTGAAGAAGGCGCACTCGGTTCAGCACCCCCCAAGTTTAAGTCTATGTCCAAGTACTACGACTCCCTTTTAGTGAAGCCTGTTAAGGCTTGGCCTGGTGAAGCCATAATAGATGAACGTCTGCCTTTTGATGGTATCGCATGTGTCTGGGCCATTACTGACGTTAACCCTGATCGAGTTGTAGGTAGTGGTGTTGCGACGTACAAATATCCCTATGCTGGTGTTAGGCTCTACTTTATCGGCGATGAGACATCCTATGAGGCGAACCGTTGCTTTGATTCTGCCATGGCCTTAATGGGCTCCAAATACTTGCCCCGTATGAGAAATATTGGTAAGTTAGACGAGAAAACGCGACATGCCTTGATTCATGTTTTTGCTGCTAGGCTTATTGCCGAAGGTCAGACAGTTGAAGAACCGAAGTCTAGATATGACGATGAGGACTCATTCAAGAAGTTATGTGAAGACATTGGTAAGCTAGACCTTGTTTTTGATGATAATGATAGGTCATATTGGCTCTCGATCATCGATAATCACAACAAGGCTCGTCAAGAGTACATGATTCACCCTGCCGAGATGGAATACATTCACATAGAACATCGAACCATAGAGAGCAAATCTGGCTTTTATTGGAGTAATGTCAATTTACCTTCCACGTTACATGCCTTTGGTAAAGAACACATCGATTTTATTGACTTAACCACTGCAATCCACACTGCCCAACTCATTCAAAAGTCAAGCTCTATCCCCCGATACGTCAAGGTTGCAGATTCTGGGGAGATGATTAATGAGGACTATCTCATATTCCAAAGTAAGCGTATCCTTAGCCATGGTAAGTTGACTGCAGGCGCTACACGCACCCAGAATTTAAGCACCTTTAAGGCATCAATATTCGCCAACAAAGCCCCAGAGACGAAAAAGTTCCTGGAGGATAACGAGATTAAGGTTGCAAGTGATTTGGATATAGGACACCTTAAAGAGTATGTCTCTGATTACCCAGTTTTAGCCCTACAACTAATGTTCCTTCAAGCCCCTCACTTTGAATTTGAGTATACGGACGCCCCTGTTTTCGGTTCATATGCCTTGGCCGCTATAGAATCTATGGCAGCTGGACGATGGGACCACCTGTTTAAAGTTGCCACTTATTGGAGACGTACTGGTGTTTTCTCCATACTAAAGGCCGTATCTCCAACCCTGTATTCCCGCGCTAAAACACAACTGGAGGATACTAAGGGTGTTACCGACGGGTTGGTAACTCAGTACCTCAATGACATGGGTACCCGCCAAAACTTCCACTTAACCAATGACGTCTTCGACTTTAAATATGCTGAGAAGCCTACCCAAAGTAGAGAAGATATCTATAAAGATGTTAAGGCTGTGAACTCCGAAGATAAAGAGAAATCCTCTTTCTTAAATCTGTTTTTGAAGTGGTCTAGTGCCGACGGGCGAAAGAACAAGCAGCCATGTTACGTCTATAATGCTAGAGTGCCCTTTGTTGCTGATGACAAGGTGATGTGGAAGACTGCACCAATGACTATATCTGGTTTTATTGTTCTCAAAACTGTTCCACGTTGGGTTACTTCCTCTGGCACCTATTTGTTCCAAAATGCTTTCCTAGAGCCAGGTGCAGAGTCGCAAACTCCCCAGCAGATGGCCGATATCACGCGTGTGTTTAACGATGCCGCCTACGTTTTCGGAGCTGATACCATCAAAGCGCCCCTACACAACTTTTACCTTATTCTTATGAACCATCTTCTACCTGGTACTGGTGATTCATTTGACCTGCGTTCTTACTACGCTTGTCTTGAGGACAAGTCCTCCCCATTACGCAAAGTTGTATCTGAACCACTTAGTTGTGCAACTGCCCTGCGTCTCAATTATTACAGTGCCGCTTCTCGCACACAAGCATCCAGCGTAACTTCTAAGTCCGTTCTCAAGAAGTTTATCAACAAAGGAGAGCTTGACAATGAGCTATTTATGAAGTGCCAGGAGACCTTTGCTCTCACTTGTATTGTGGGTAAAAATGATGAGTTCATTTCCGCTGCCAACCTTAGTGATTTTGTTGAGTTGAATACGAAACAGCGTATGTGGCAATCTTGGGCCAGCTTATCAAAGACGTATAAAGAAAAGAAAGAGCAAGATGAAGTTAAGTTCGCGAGAACGTTCCATCAGGCATGGCACACTTTCACTGGAGCCCTGGGTGAAGCCCTTGCTGAGAAATTCTATGAGTGTCGCAGCCTTGAATCACTGAAACGGCTCAAGGATAAAGGCAACGCTAAATATCCTAATGCCTTGGATCGAGCTATTACGAGCAAAGAATCCCACACGGAGTGGTATAAGGGTCTGTTGTCCATACTTGGGTGGATGGCCCTCTTTGCCGGTATTTTCGCTTTAGCCATCGGTATAGGATCTTATTTCTCTGTTACTCCCGAAGGCAAGTATGATGATGACCCAGATTATTCACCTGACTCTGAAGCCATGGACGGTGAGATCAATACGAAGACACCTAATGTAGTGGTTCCACAAATACTTGAGAAAGACCAAAACTTTGTGCATTTTACATCACCTGCTGGTGGTTTCTGGGCGATCCAAGTATTCCAGGATGTCTTTGTGATGAATCACCATGTCTATGAGGCTTACTCTAAACTTGGTAACAAGCAGTTCACGTTGATTCGCTCTAATTATTATCAGAGAACACCCGTTGCCAATCAAGTAGTTATTGACCCGTTTGTATTGCTAGATCTCCCATCGCTTGACCAGTGCTTTGTTTGCATGAATCTGAAGTCGCAGTACTATTCTCGCGACATTACATCAAACTTCCTGACAGCAAAGGAGTATGAGGATTTTGTCCAGTCTGATCGTTGCCACCAGCAGCATTACAAAGAAAAATGGGCTTTTGTAGCACCCGATGCCTCTTTACACAGTAGTTACCCTAGGTCACAGTACTGTAGTATACATACTTCTAATAGGAAGGTCCTCGCCTATGAGTCGACCACCATCAAAGGAGATTGTGGTAAGCCAACTATATTGGCGAGCGGCACTTATGCTGGCAAGATCTGGGGTTTCCATTATGGTGCTTCTGCCAATAATATTAAGGGTAAGCGTGTAGGTTTCTCTACATGTGTGCTTCAAGAAGATTTGAAGAGAGTCAAGAAGCTTCTACTCAGCTATCGTGGTACTTCTATCCCTTATGAGGAAGTGGAGAACCAAGCCGACCCTCTATTAGAGGTGTGTAAACTACCAGACTTTGAGTGGCGCCATAGCTTTAATGAGAAAAATGTCTACGATTTGGCTATTATTCCCCCCGCAGCACGTGTGCATATACCTTCAGATACAGTATTTGAGCCTATCAACCCTGATGATCCACTTCCAACCGATGCCCGTATTCCAGCAATATTGAGCGTTGACGACCCACGTTCTGATGGTGTGGATCCTGTTAAAATGGTCATTGAGCAGATCAATAGTAATCCAGGGCTTGATGCCAATAATAGCCCTTTGCTAGGAGAGCTGGATCGAGTTGCAGACGATATGGTCAAAGATTTGACGCGATACCCTGTATTAAATGGAGAAAAGCGTCCGTTTACTATCGAGGAAGCTATCTTGGGCCGGCCTGGGCATTTAGGACCAATGGATCTTGACGCGTCTGCTGGCTATGAACTCACAAAGGCGGCCCCTGGAACGCATAAGTCTGATTGGGTGGTGAATGGTAGATTGATAGGCATTGCAAAAGCTGATTATGAAAGACGCATGGCCATGATCAAGCAGGGACAACCGGCGTACGACCGTTTTGAAGCCACTGTGGTTCTGTATCTTAAAGATGAGTTGCAACGGCCAGAGAAAGCTCTTGTCCAGCACCGTACACGTGGAATCTTTGCTGGAGACTTGGTTGGGGGTGTCGTCCTGCGCCAGCTGTTTGGCCCTTTTCTCTGCTATTATTATCGCAATAGAGTTGAAAACAATTCTGCCATTGCTACCAGTCTATGGTCGGCAGACTATCAGGCAATCTACTACCACCTTTGCCATGAGTTTGGCGCTGATAGGTGTGTTGACGGTGATTATAAGGGTTTCGATACGAGCTATATCCCATCCGTTCGAGCCAAAGCATATGAAGTGTTGTATCGCGTTGCCAGTTTGGTTTCTGATACACCTTCCTGCGCCTACACAACTTTGGTAAATCACGATTGCTACCCGACGGTAATAGCAGGCAAGTTCAGGTTTAGAGTGCACTGCCACCATTTTTCTGGTTCAACCTTTACTAGTATTATCAACAATCTGGTCAATGAGATTTACTTCAGGTTAATATTCTACCACCATTATCCCAACTATGCCTTTAATCAGTGTATCAGATGCATATTTTATGGAGATGATCACATAGTGACTAGTAAACCTGGTGTACTGTTTGATTTCCCTATGATTCAGAAGGATATGGCCAAGCTCGGGCAGACCTATACATCCAGCGAAAAAGATGGCGTTAGTTTCACTTACCACAAATTCGAGGACACACAGTTTTGTTCTACTAAGCCATTGAAATTTGGATCGTGCTACATGGGTTGCTTGATTCCATCTCGAGTTGAGAACCTATTCAACTGGGCAAAGAAGACTGACGATACCCAGGCACGATATAACCGCATCTACGCTTACAAGCGTATTATGGCCTCGCAGCCTAGAGAAGAGTATTTGGCTTTCCTCGAAAGGTTAAAGCGAACATTCACCAGTACAGATTTACCAGCTAATACTTTTGCTGACACCCAGATATCTGACCGGGCGAATTGTTTCTATACCACCACCTTTTCACTGCTAGATCCTTACTATGATGGGGTTATAGATGTCGACGTTGAAGCCCAGTCAGAAGCCTTTATTGAACCTGAAAAGCCATTGATGGTATTGTCCGCTTCTGACACTCAGACTACCCAGGCTATAGGACCTGTTGCGCTCCCAGCGCTCCAGCCCTACGCATGCAACGCCGGCCCTGCTGACATCCCAAATCTGGCTGCTAACCGGGTTAAACGTGGTAAGTGGACAGTGTCTCCTTCTTATGCAGCCACAACCGTTGTGGGTAAAGTCTCCATCCCGAACGAGCTCATTACTATAAAAACAGATAAGTCGGCCCAAACTATGCCACTCAAGACCACACAGCTATGCAGATTCAATATTGATTTCTCACTAGTTGTTCTTGCGAATAAGACTGTAACGTGCAAGTTAGCGTTAGTATTTTTACCATTCCGTACTCCTGCTTCTGTTGGACCTACGTTTAGGCTTCAAAGCGTTAACTGGCTGCCGCATATGGATATATATCCTGATGATAATACGCTCTATACCTTTTCCGTTCCTTTCACCTCTCCGTATAGTCTTCAACGTACATCCGACTTGACTTCAACGCGTTACTGGGGCACTCTCATTTGTGTAATGCTTACCGATGTTATCAAGCCTATAGAGTTAGGTACTAATCCTTTGTCTTCCTATGCCTCTATCGATATGACATACTTCTCCGGCTTATCGCACATTTTTGTAACTCTGCCCAAACCCATGTTTGAAGCCCAAGTCTTGGAGGCCGTCTCTGCTACTGCCCGTGAGGCTGCCGAGATATGCACCTCTGTAGCCACTTATGCGGATCTAGCCGACTCGTTGATCTCTGAGTTTATGCAGGGCTGTGACGAGTTCACGGTTAATAATAAGACTGGTGCTGTAAGCTTACTGCTCCCGAGCATGCCCAATTCTTCTGGGGTGTGCCATACGACCACCATGGATGTGCTACCCACTTCGAGGACCATACAACATATATTGCTTGGTGATCAGGAGGCTATGTGGATCAACAAGATACTTGAAACTCCGATGTACCTGACCACAATTAAGTGGGTGGCTACGAAAGCTGTGGGTGAAACTCTTGCTTCTTTTGATCTGAATTCCATCGTGTTGCGCACAGCCACACAGGTTCCTCTCAATATTTATTTATTGAACATGTGTACATACTACCACTGTGATTTTGTCTTTACTTTTGAGTTTGTTAAGACCAAGTACCACTCAGCAACCGTTCGAATTACAGATTCTTTCGAGCCTGAGGATATCGATCCCGCTGATGCCATGTTCTATACGACTGAAGTCATTAATATTGACACTCAACCTAAGATCAACCATCCTGTATATTTTAATAACAATCTGGAATACTTGCGCACAGTTGATGGTAATCGATTGGAAGCTTATGCGGCTGATCAGCGTTACACTATGGGGCACACTATTTTGACTGTGGAACAATCGCTCAAGACTACCAGCTTAGTCTCGCAGGAGATTCAGATTCTTGTCTATATATCCTTCCATCACTTTTATGGAGTTTACCCTCGCTCGAATTCTATTGTGCAGAAGAACGCTGCGCCCGAAATTTACTTTGAGGCCCAGATGGAAGATCCTGACCCAGCACAGCTCCCAAATCCTGATGCAGCTGGTGAGCCCCCTGCACCAAAGAATGCCGCTTCGGACACTGGCAAGAGCGATATTCCAAAGGAGACTCTGGAGAATATGCCCAAACCACTGCTCAAGGCTAATGGCTTTTCACAAACCCAAACGACTGCGCACCATAATACTTTTAAGCCGCACAATTATACAGTTGAGAACTCGGGTAAGAAGTTTGAATATTCGCTCTCATCGGTGTTAGCCTTTGAGAAACGATTTTCTTGGGTGCCCCCTGAGCTTATAACCAAGGTGCGACAGGTTCAATACCCTAGATCTTATACTATCTACACGTTCAACCCAGTTGCTATGCTCAAGTTTAAAGACATCTATGCCTCATATGCAGGCTCCTATGAGATTCGCGCCTATTTTTCGAAACCTACGAATATACCAATGGCGACTGTGATACCTCTACCGCCTAATGACTTCCAGAATACAAACAAGGCGGTGGAAATGGCAATTTGGCCCGGCTCTGCCATCAATGTCACTGATCAAAGCAAGTTACGCACATCTCTAGAACCAATCAAAAATGCCCTTGAGTTGGCAACACCTATCTCTAACGATATGTGGATGATTGACATCACTGCTCCTTTCCTCTATCAATCAAATGTAGCAATGCTCCATGAGGGAACGACCTACTCTCTACAGGAGGACAATCCTGTGTACATTATAACAGATACTACCTTCGACCTCTTTTTCCGAGTTGGTGATGATTTCTCCTACCATTTTAGAGCTGAACCTCCTGAGTTTGTGATAGGTAAGCCTCTTGGCGTTGCCAAGTTTGATGGCGTGGTGGGTCAATTGACTTACAATCAATAAGCATTAACCGGACCTAATGTTTTAAAAAAAAAAAAAAAAAAAAAAAAAAAAA